ATGTAGAAATGACCTGTGGTTGAGTAGTAAATTTGAGTGGTATCTGGATAGGCAGTAGTTGAAACATAAACATCACCATCCAAATCGGGTCTAGAAATTCTGTATTCTACAAAAAGCGGCGTTGTAGCCTTGAACACATTAATTGTTTTACCAGAATTATCGCTGCTATCAGTAGTATCATCCCGTAATATGTAACCAACAGTAGAAAGAACAGTAGTTTTTGCAGGGTCTTTATCATAAACTGCAAGAATCTCTCCAGCATCCGAAGGATACGCCATACTACTTACGTCAGAAGTCGTTGTTACAACCGTAGAAACTGTCTTGATTAAATCCGGCCAATATTCTGTTTCCCAAGCGATAGCCAAACGAGTGTTTGCTAAGTCTCTAATCTGTTTAAAAAAATGGTTAGGTAAATTGTCCCTATCCAATCCAGCTAATTGGGAAACTCCATGAATAACATTGCTGAATTTAAGCGTTTGCATCGACTTCTACCCGTTCGTTTGACCCATACACTTTGCGAAAAGTAACACGACCAACTGGAGTATCGTAGTATCCATGTGGTTTTTTTCCTCCATAACCAACTTGTATTTTCTTGCTACCCCCACTTTTAACTCTGCTCTCTGGATTGTCACGTAAATATTCCTTCATAAACTTACGATCATTCCAGCAATCATATCCAAGGCGTTTGCCCCAGTAATGATAGGAGGTTGATTCTATTCTTGCCCGATGTTGGCCAAATTTAGTAGTGTGAGATTCGTTTTGAGATTCTCTGGCTACACAATCGGATTGGTTGACCCGTGAGTTTTGATGCTCACGAGCCAACCGTTTCCGAAGTGAATCCCCCACAAGGGAAGTCATTTCATCACTCAACCCTTCGGGGGCGTACATATTAAGTAGCAGACACGCAATCGTAATACCCAAAAGCCTTGGGATTGTATACGATCAACGCAGCAACCGCTTCGATTAACCTCGCCGGGCCACCACCGTTATCAGTCAATTCCTTGATCTGCGGCAGTTTGCCATAACGGATTTCCACTTGGTCAAACGGAATAACATATCCCTTGAAATTGACCGCGCTTCCACCCTCCGCAATGAACGTGGACGGATGCAACCGAAGGCGACCAAAATCACCCTCAAACACATCAATTACGTTGATAAACGCCTTTGCGGAAGACTCCGTATTAAAGGTCTTGATAGCAAGACGATCAGCACTACCCGTTGCAGATTGCGTAAACGATGTAAAGTTACGCTTCAACGCAGAACCACAAAGCAAATCGTAATCACGAATTGTTCCGGTGTTCTCGAAGATCGTTTTCAGCATATTCTGAACATCTTCTTCGGCAACCTCATCGGCTTTATTAACTGTAGCTGCAAGACAACGAAAATCGCTGTCTACTACCTTATCAGATGCACCACCACCAGTACCAGAAGCATGGAGAAACGACCCCATAGACTTGGTAAGATAGGCATTTGATCCATTATCAATCTGTGCATCGGCATCGTTCAAGAACGTCAGTTCCATATCACGCTTAATCTCAACCAATTTCTTGGCGATTCCGTTCGCAAGTTCCGATTTTATACCAGCAACGATTTGAATCTCATTTGCCAGACTAGAAATACGAAACGAACGTCTGAATATCTGCGCGAAGTTATTCGCCAATGTACGATGTCTGCCGGGGTTAGCCGTAGCATCTGCCACCAAATTAGCCGCCGTTACGTCAGTTCCGTCAACGGTTCCCGCCGCTGATGGAGCTTCGTACTCATCCATTTGCCAAGACATTAAAACATTGCCGGGCTTCTTACCTTTTCTCGCCATTGAGGTGAAAACGGTAGATTTAGCATCGACATTGCTGATAAGGTCTGACAAATCCTCTCGTCCTCCAGATTGGAGGGCGTTATATCCTGTTTCTAAAAGAATTGCCATAATGATTTATTCCTTATAAATAATCAGTTTCTAATATTTTCGCTAAAGCATCTTGATCTCCGCTAGTCGTGAAGGCTTTTCTAGCAGATTTTGAACGTGCTTGAGTCGGCTTATCCACAACTGGAGCTTGACTTGGAGCAGATGGTTGACTTGGAGCCTTGGCTTTTGCCTTTGGCTGTTTGTCGGTTGTCATTTCCTTATAAGCCTGTAGTCCCAATTGGAACATAGTCACATCAGCTTTCCATGTTGGGTAGTTCTTTAAGCCGGGGCGATTTTTTACAATCTCCATAGCTTCTTGATACCCCACGGAACTCCGATCCTTCCAATATGGAAAAATCTGTTCCACTCTCTGGCTAACGTCAGTTTCTTCTCGAAGGTAGTTTTCTTGTTCTGGAAGATGTGTGCGTAGTGCTTTTCGGGCATTGCGCTTAATCTGCATCACATCCTCTTTAGAATATGACACTTCCTCCCCTTGAGAATTGGTAACTTCAGTTCCATCTGCATTATCCTCTGCCCATTCCATAATCTCTTCGGCCTGTTCAATTTCCTTACTTACTGCCGATACAGATTTCAAATGGGAATATGGATTGTCTTTTGCAACTCTAGGAAGATCACTTAAATCGTCCTTACTATCCAATTCCGCACGAAGGTCTTTGATTTCGTCTTCCAAACCATCAACCCTACCTTCAGCTTCCTTTCGCCGGGCAGTTAGCTTGTCGATTCTTTTCAGGAGTCCTTTATGGGGATTTTCCCTTTGTTCTTCGACCGCTTCCTCTGCCTGTTCAACTTCCGCAGAAGGTTCTTCTTCAACTTGAGAAAGATCACTTTCAGCTTCTCCCTCCAACTCACCACTCGGCTCATCTTCAACAGGAGGCGATTCCTCATTTCCCGCACTTTCCGCAGCGGGTTCGTCTGGCACATCAAACATCCTTTCCAGTTGATTTGCCAACCCATCGGTGTCCAAAAGTTCACCAATGTTCGTTGCAGCTTCCGTCGATTGGGGAGTGCTGCTTTCTCCCTCTACTGTGTTTTCACTCATGCTGGTTTCAAGCCCTGCAAGTTAGGCAAACAGCGTTTTTAAGGATACGCAGAAACCCATAAATTCTATTGATTCCCGTAAAGAACCAAAAGTTACGGAAATTAAAGTTTGGCTTTCCATTTCTGTCAAGCATTTAAATCTATCTTTTTATCAGGATTAGCATTTTCCCATGCTTCCGTTAAAGAGTGCATAAAATCAGTTAAGGCTTCTGCCCTTCCACATTGATGACTTCTAATGTCTTTATCCATCTCTTGGGTAAGGGCTTCTGATACTTCCACAATAATCATATCCTTTAAACGCTTCAATATGTCCTCCCAAAGAGGACTATGATCAAATTGAAAATGTGATAAATCTTGCATATTAGGTCAATTGACTAACTCCAATTCGACCAACAGTCTTGTTTTCTTCCTGCATAACTGACATTTGAAGATTCTTGGAGTAGTTTTCAAATAGTTGTTGGAAAACCTCATCTCCCTGTAACGCTGACTGTGCTTTAGGATTTCTTGATACAATGTCTTGTGCATATTGCATTTTTGTTTTTGCTGCCGGATCGTTCTCCACATAAGTAGCCTCATTTCCAAGCATCATTAAACCAATCTCGGTCTTAACATCATTATACATCTTCTGGCTGGCAGTAGCTTGGTCAACGATTAGTTCTTCGGCAATGTCGGGACTAATGGCTTTAACCACCATTCCAATCAACTTGTTTCTATCCAAAACTCCACCGGCATCTTGTGGAATAACGTATTGGCTTATCGTAGCCAGTTTCTTATCCACATATTCAGTATCCAATTCCCGAACATCATACTTCAATACAAAATCAAATTGCATCATGTCCGATCTAGGAACAACTCCAGACCCTGAAATCTTCTGTATTTCTTCTTGCGATAAAAATTGCAAACATAAAGCAAACATCTGCTGGTAGGCTTCAGTCCAAGTTGTTAACCAGTTATTCACCATTCGTTGTTGCTTTAGTTGTGTTTGAACTGGAGGTACGCCTTGATTTGCCCTTCCGAAATAACTGTCTGCCTGTCTTTCCACAATATCAATGAGGTTTAAGGCTGTGTTGGGCGTTCGTGCCGGTGGTCGCATAAATTCATAATCTCCCTGTTTAGTTACCGGAAGTTGAACTGCGGGGCCAACTTTATTAGCCAATCCAATCCTTTTATTCACCATGATGGGTGGAAGAGTCTCAAAAGATGTGGAATCAAATATTGAGTCTCGTTGAGTCTTGATTTCATTTTGCCAAGTCTCACATATTTCTGGAACTCCACGGGACTCTACTACACGCCTTTTAAGCCGTTCACGCCTAAACTCAATAAACGGATACCGACAATGAACATAATCTAAAAGTTCATGTTTGGCATAAATATCATTTCCAGAATCGTCCTTTGTGTATATTGGACTGAAAATAGTATAATAAATACCGGGCATATTGTTTTCATTAACCTGCCTAGTGTACGCATAAATAACTTCGATAAGATTGTCTTGTCTAGTTATTGTATCGTTTACTGATAAATTAGTAACGCTTTGTGAAAATTCAAAAAACTCCACAGATTTACCCGCCGTGTTTATAACCTTCTCAACCCAATCTTCATCCCAATCCTCGTTGACTATTTTAGAGCGTAGCTCTGCTTCAGTCAGAAAAACCCGTCTGAAAATAACTCTGGCCGATTGAAGGTCAGTTGTCTCCGGTGGAAACGTCACATCTTCCCACGGTTTAAGAGCAACAATTGTTGGTTGGTTAACAGCAAGGTAAGCAACCGGAATATTCGTCTGGCCATTTTTTCGTAAGTCTTTAATGGCTTTTTTAGCATCACTATCCGTAGCATTAGGATATTGGGCTTTTATTATTGCAATTGCTTCATCTTCTCTATCTGGATCGGCTATAATATCTGGAAAATCTCGTAATGGATCGTCCTGTTCCAATTGCTCAAGCATTTGAATAATTTGATCCATTGTGATAATAGTAGGTTTCAAGGCTACCCGTTGATCCCACCCCACAAATAAAACACTCCATCCATACTGCAAACCGTGTTGGGCTAGAAGTTCAGCTTCACGATTTATAGTGTGGTAAAGTTTAGTATCCAGTTGCCAATGCATCATTTTATTCGCAACAGCAGCTTGCTCCACATCTCCTATTTCGGTAGCTGCTACTTTTAAAGTAGCCCTACTAGCTG